CCGCGCCTTTAACATGGCGGCAAAACTTGGCAAACTTTAAAATGTGTTCGGCTTTTTCGGGAACGAACTCATAAGGCGCATCCAGCCGTTCCACCATATCTAGGAATCGTTGGGCGGCTAACCTTACATCTTCGCAAGCGGTAATGTCGCCAAGGGTTACGCCCCTAGCATATTGAAAAGCGGGTTCAAGCAGTTGCGAATAACTCATCTACTTCGGATGCCTTGTTTTTAATCTTTGGGCGACCCCTTGCCACTAATGCTAGTTCGGCAAGAATCTTTATCGCTTTGTCCATTGATTCGGTTCTTATCTTGTAATAGGGGCTTGGTGCATCCCCCGCGTTGTAGTGGTAAATCGCGCCATTTTCCAATAATCCAATGTGCGCTTGCACCAAAGTTTCAACCACCAAAACCAAAGAACCAATTAGCAGTTCATCAGATGCAGTTAACGCACCCGTTGAATTTTCTACTTCGTTCCTGATGGCGGTTTCAAATGCGTCTGCGTTCCAAGTGCTTGGATTACGCAAAAAGCCAATGATTTGTTTGGGTGCTTTTTTCATTTTTTTATATTAAACGCTTTGTTGTAGTTTAGCAATCTTATAACCCCCGCTTACTTTGCCTTTCTACAGAAAGACAACCGCGCTTGCTTTCAAACCGTTCCAAAATAAAAGAGTTTTTAAAACAAAAGTCCACTATTATCGCCCTTAATTTGACGTATTGCTTGATGCAATTCTATGTTGCCTTGCTTATGCGATTTGTATATGGCTTTAGCCTGTAAGTAGGCATCTTGCGCTTGTTCTTTGGTATTAAAGTAACCCAATGTAATAACAATAGGGCTTATGCCTATCTGCGCCCGCCACTTACTGTATTTAGTAAACCATGTAACACCCGTACACTTTGAATTGCTATCTTTGTGCGGATTTCTATCTTTTGTAAATGGCTTGGGCTTTCTTGCCCTACGATGTACTATTGCTTGTTTATTAAGCAATGCGCGTTCTGTATCCCACCAACGGTTAGCCGCCTCGATAGGGTTATCTATCCAATATTTAATCCATCGTTCCCTATTGGCTATCCCACCCATCATGGTATCAACGGGCATACCGCCGCGGGCTATGTTGTAACCGATGTTGTTAGTGGGTCTTAACAACCCTTCTATGCGTTCGCAGTATTCACGGGTATCGGCTACTACTACTACTTCATAAATTAAATCGCGATGTTTGCGAATAGCATGGTTAATTACCACGCAATGCACATCGGGATTTTTGCGTGATGACCTTCTATGTTCTGACCACCGTTCCCGCGCTTTTCCGTTTGTAATGCCTACATAGCCTTGTGTAAATATGTCGGTATGTTCGGGCTTGTGTATCCAATAAACAACACTTGCGCCTTTTGGTTGATGTTCATGCCCTATGTTTATTTGTCACCATATACGCATAATCGTTCTTTGTGTAGTCTTTTGCACCATCTTGGGCGTAATGCCTGTAGATTCCCTGCTTTTCTAGCCCTGATTTTTGGCTATGGCAATTGTGGCAAAGGGATTGGAATATGTTGCGGCTAAACGCATGGCTACCTATGTGCTTCCAAGCAAACAAATGGTCTATATGCTTTGCTGATGCCACTATGTTGCGTGATAGGCAACCTTGGCATAGTGGTTGTTTGCTTATCTGTACTGCCCTAATGCTTTTCCATAATGGCGTTTGGTATGCACTATCTGTTTCGCGCCTAACCATATTGTCGATGCCGCCATGTTCTAAGCAGTAGGTGTTCAACTTACTTCTAGGGTTTTTACACCCTAATGATGAACACTTACCGTTAGTGGGTACTGATGGCATTAGGCTAGGAATCGCAGTTTATATAGCGTACTGTTAATCAGGTTAGCAATGGTATCTACTTCGTTCTGTAGTTCGCTATCCTGTGGGAATCCTGATGCGCGGCGCAGGGTCGCTATTTCTTCTTTTAGGTAGGTTAGGTAGGTTACGGGGTTATTGTCGGGCAATTGGTAATCCGATTGGTACTTGGTCAATAGCCCGTACTTACCTTGGAACGCTTCTACGAATCCATCTACTAGGTCGCTTACTTCATCGTAATACGCGCCCAATGCCATGTGTTGCGAATAACTTAGGCTTTGGAAATGTAGGATATGCGCGTTGGTTACGCTATGCAATAGGCACATAACAAACTGCATTACGGGGTCGCTTTGGGCGGCTTCTGCGCGGAATTTAACCATCATAGTCCTTCGGGTAGTGGTACATCATTAGGCCATAAGCCATATTCTTGCAATTTTCGCACCGTTTTTAAATGTGCGGCAAGCCAAATCTTTTGTCGTTCTGCTTTATCTAATTTGCCGCCTTGGTCTATTTCCATGTGACATGAATAGCACAAACTGCTAATTAGGTTGTCATCAGCGCGGATGCCGCGACCTTTGCCCCCTTGCCAATTAGTGTGGGCGGCTACTACCGTTCCATCATCTGCCCCGCAATGTTGGCATGGAATTTCGCGGGCGTTGCGTAATAGGTCAGAACTACGGATGTATTGGTGCTTTGGGAATCTCATTCAATTTCTACCACTAAGTTACCGTTTGATTTTATGTAATTTCTTGTTTTTTGCACATAGCGTTCAAATTCTGCGCGGGTAATGCTTCCCTGTTGCAAATCGGCATATTCCAGTAATTCCCGAATTGCCTGTATGCCAATGCCATCTAACCCCATCTTTAGGGTTGTTTGGTAGCGTATAGCGGCTTTGTGTAGGCTTTCTTGGGCTTTCTCGCATACGGGTAATACTTCAGGGCCAACCCCGTTCTTAGCCATCATTTCCGCAAGGTTCATAACATCTACTAGGGTTCGCCAATCCTGTACCGTGCCATTGCCTTTAGTGATTGATTCCAAAGCGGCGTATTCGGTTAGCCTTAACTTGTCTAGCAAATGTCTAGGTGTATAACTAGCCCCAACAATGCCATGCGCGATTGGGTCTAGCAATGCCCAAAACTTTCGTTTAGTGCGTTTACGCATTTTTACTGTTTTGTCTAAAGTATTTGCCTGTTATGCGCTTGTTCCAACATGATTGGCAAATCCATTTATGCCCCATGTCTATGCCGCCTTCAGGGGGTTTATCAATATCGCATTTGGTGCAAAGTTTAAATTTGTGATTGGCAAACCGTGCGCCAATGTCTATTTGCGGCATCATGGTTCTTGCGCCTTGTCTTTTTCTTCTTGTAAATGCGTAGCCAACTTCATAATGCCAACCATTTCTAATTCGCTATATTGTTCATCAATTAACAAACCCATGATGCTAATGCCCTCATAGGTTACATCTTCAATATTTTCAAAAAATGTGCCGTGTTCATCCCGTTCGTATGACATTTTGCAAGTAACGGTTACACCGCCCGCGCCAGTTGTTGCGTTAAAGGTAAATTCGTAATCTCTCATAGTGTTTTCTCCTGTTTATTCAGTTGCTTTTATGCCGTTTCGTTCGTTAGCCGATTCGGTGCGCCATAGTTCCCCCTTAATAGTCGCCGCGGTCAATTTCCAACGTAACAATTCTTCCTGTTCCACGGCAACCGCCAACCCTTTTAACAATTCATCATATTCGGGATGGGCATAGGCTTCGCGTTCTTGTGCCGCCGCGCTTTCGTAACCCATTTCCATTGCTTGCTTCATCAGCAAAGCGCGTTTCACCCGTCTAAATTCATCAAGGTATATGCGTTCACTTTTAGCCTTGGCATAATTTGGCGCGTTTTCTAAAATAAAATCTACTGTTTTGTAAGGCGGGTTCATTTAATAACTCCAATCATTCGTAGTGCGGCTTCAGGGCTATCAACGCGGGAAAGGGTACTACCGCCCCAATTCTCAAAGAAGTCGGCTTGTAGGGGCGTTAGCCGCCCTTTGTTGGTGCTTTTAATCTCTACCAAGAATGTATGACCGCGGTAGCCAACTAGCAAATCAACGGGTAGCCCAATAATCCAAACATAAGCACCCGCGGCGCGTAGTGCGCTAACAATCTGTTCTTGATTGGCATCAACCCTTGCGGCGTATCGCATTTAAATCCTTTTGTTCATTCATTCTGCGCTTTAAATCTTCGGCAACCTTTTGCCCCCGTTTGGCGGCAATTTCTTTTATGGTTTTGTTCCACCATTCGATTGCTTCGCCCTTACCTTCTTCTAAATGCTTTTTGCGGTATCGGGCAACCCATTCCCGCGCTTCGCAATCCTTAAAGTGTTCCATGTCCATCAATATCGCCAGTTAGTTCTAAGGCTTTGCGAATTACCCATTGCGGGTAACTAACCCCATCCCGTACCCTGTCCAATATTCGCATCGCCATTTCGTGTGTCATGCTTTAGCCCTTAATGCCGCCATTTTTGCCAATACTTCTAACGGGATAGGTGCGGCGCGTTTTGCATCTTCTTTTATCTTTTCTAACGCGGGGTCAGGTCGATTGTTCATTGGTACGGTTACGCGGGCAATGTCGGCGGGGTTAGCCTTTGGTGCTACCCAATCTGCTTTAAACCCACGCCAACCACGGGCGGCACATTCTGCTAATGCTTGTTCCAATGTCCAACCCGCTTTATCGGCTTCTTTTTGAATTGAAGCAATAACCGATGGGGTGATGACCGCACGGCTTGCTTTTCTTTGTTTAACAAAAGTATCCCAAATTTCTTGTGAAACGCCTTCGGGCGCATCGCGTGTTTTAGTTACGGTTTCTGTTTCTGTTTTAGTTACGGTTAAAGGTGCATCTGTATTACTGTCGCATACAGTTGTATGCAGTTGTATAGCATCGTATTCACTTGCAGGGTATTTGCTTTCTTTTGCGCGGGGAATGTTGTCCCATTTGGTCATTTGTAAATATGGCTTGCCTTCAACCATATAAATTTCTATTAAATTATTTTCCGCAAGTTCTTTCATTAGAACTTCAGTCTTGGCGGCATTGATTGAATCCTTTACTGGAAAACAAGCCGCTTTTATCATTGGGGGTCGGGCATCGTAACGCCCAAAATCATCTACCGTAACAAGCAATCGATAGTAAAGGTTTTCCGCTAATGGGGAAAGTTTTTCAATGGCTTCGCTATCGCGAATACCTGATTTCAGATACCTAGTAGGCATAATTTCACCGCTTTAAAAACGCCCTTTGGAAAGAAACTGCGGCAGGGGAAAGGGTGAACCCTTTTCGGTTGGGTAATTAGTCCAACCTAGCCGTGTTTCAAAACATTGTACTAAAGAACCATCATTGTTTGCAAATCTTTGCGTTCTTGATGGGTCATAAAATAATAATAACCTTGTGTGTAATCTTTGTGCAAGTGGTAGCAAATCAGTTGGTACAAAGAATCTTGCATCGATTGATTTGCATACGCAAATGCTAAGTGTTCCATCATCAAAGATTTGTGATGTAGATATTTTTCTATTTTTGTCATTTGAACCACTTAGGTTTGAGTAACTTTAATTGCCAAAGCCTAGCCTTGGGTATTTCTTTCCATTGGCTAATAGCAGATTGCCTAATGCCTAGCAATTCCGCTAATTCGGTTTGGTTGCGTACCTTGGTTAACAATTCTTTTTTTGTCATACCTTATTATAAGCCAACTTATACGATAAGTACATAGGGACAAACCCTAACATATTAGTTGTCTTATAACAACACATTAGGGAAACTACCTACAAAATAGTTATTGACAAATATATTAGTTGGCTTATAATTACATCATGCCCTAGCAATTCGCATGGGGTCTTTTAGGAGAAAGCAAAATGGCAAAACGCCTAACACTTAACCAAATTTATATTGGTCAATTGATTGTCCGCGGTGAACACCTAGATGCTCAAGTTTACACAATAGCAAAAATAATTGGTTTTAACATTTACGTCATTTGGTTTGAGGGTGAACGCCAATGTGGTCATTGGACAGATTACGGAGATTGTTACAAACCAACACTTGAGCAAATTGAATATAGTATTCAAGCCAATGGTAAGTTGGCATCAGGGCAAGACATTCAAGAATTGGATTTAGTTTAAACAAATGGGGGGCTAGTCCCCCCGTTAGGGAAACTACCTACAAAATAATTTTAAATAGTGCTTGCATTGGCTATAAGTTACCTTATAATTCACCCATGCCGCAAACATCTTGCGGTCTTTTAGAAAGCAAATCAAATGACACAAATTAAAACTCTCTCTGATGCAATGGCACAAAAGCGCAACGAAAACGATGCCTTTGAAGCGCGTTTTGCAAAAGCAAATGCCGCCCATGCCGCCAAGGTTGCCAAGTTCACCCCCCGTACAGATTTGCACCCTGCGGTTGGCGTTCTTATCAATGCCAAAGGCGTTCGCTACTACGCGTTTGTTGGCGGCGTGTACCGTGAGGGTACGCCCGAACACTTGGCGGCTTTGTTGGCTTAATTAGGGGGTTGCAATGTACGACAAAACAACCCATGCCCGCGTAGTTCCTGATAACTACTTTTGGAACAATATGACGGTTGAACAATTGTGGGATAACATTTGCCGCGTTATAGGCAACCCAAAAAATTATGCGTTGTCGCATATCAAAGCAGGGATTAACCAACTTGAAAAACGCGGATTGTTTACGCAAGAACAAGCCGCAATTTGTCTTAAAGAAACTCTAAAACTGAGAAAAAACAACACTAGGGAAAATACTTAGTAAATAATTGTTGACCTGTGTATTAGTTGGCTTATAATTCACCCATGCCCTAACTTCTAGGGTCTTTTAGAAAGAAACCAAAATGACAATCGCAACACCTAAGCAAACAAAGTTTTCCAACATTTCCCGCTATCCCGTTGGCACATTTAGCCGCACTAAGCCTACATGGTCAGGCATTGGCAATAGCGGTCAAAAGTATTTGATTCAAACAAATGGAACTTGGTATTACGCCAATGTCAACTTCAAAAGAACTTCCCTTGGTTACAAGTTAGATGAAGTTTCTAAAGCATTAGAACAACTGTAAAAAGAGGCAAACCATGAAACACAAAATCATTACAACTTTAATTGAATGTGCATTAGCCATCATCATCTTTGGCGGCATTGGTGTACTACTGGCATGGCGGGGTTAAGCATGAACACAATGGGTAATTTGTTTGATGAACATGAATCAAAACTTTTACAAGAATTTAAATCAATAACGCCTGAACAATTTTCAAAAGAAATATTAGAAAGAAAAATTAAACGGGAATATGAAGCCTTACATACATCAATTGAAACTGATGCAGATAGGGCTAACAAAGAAGAATACCCCGATGATGAAAGTGAATTATGAACACACGATTTCTTAAACGCGTTCGCGCTATGTTTGCATCCTACGATGCACCGCCTGAAGTTATCCGTTCCTACCAACGGCAATGGGTGCGTAGCGTTCGCCGCTTGGGTAATAACTGGCTAGTAGCAAAACCAATAGAAAGAATTGAACAATGAAAAACTTAGCAACCGCATTGGTCAAAGCACAAAAGGCGTTTGGCCCTGCTTTAAAGACATCTACAAACCCGCATTTCAAATCCCGCTACGCTGACCTTGCCGCTTGCGTTGAAGCGGTTATAGACGCGCTAAACGATAACGGCATTGCGCTTATTCAAAAGAATTACGATTGCGCTAACGGCGTAATGGTTGAAACTATGTTTGTGCATGAATCGGGTGAAATGCTTGAATGTGGAATTCTTCATGTACCCGCCAACAAACAAGATGCCCAAGGCTACGGTAGCGCATTAACTTATGCCCGCCGTTATAGCCTTATGGCGGCTTGCGGCATAGCCCCTGAAGATGACGATGGCAATACCGCGGTGCGTAAAACTACAGTTGACGAAACAATCCTTATAGACCACCTAGCCGCTATTGAGGCATCAACTGACCAAGATAGTTTAAAGAACGCCTACAAAGCCGCCTATACCGCTTGTAACGGCAATCCTGATTGGCAAAAGAAAGTTATTGCCGCAAAAGATAAAGTTAAAGCAAAACTGTAATGTGGCGCAAAAGGGAAATTCTTATGATTGAAAAAGTTGAACAAGGTACACCCGAATGGTTTGCCGCCCGCTTGGGCAATGTCACCGCATCTCGCGTTGCCGATGTAATCGCTAAAACAAAAAGCGGTTATTCAGCATCACGCGAAAATTACATGGCGCAATTGATTTGCGAACGAATGACGGGTACGGTTGCAGAATCGTACACAAATGCGGCAATGGCTTGGGGTACAGAAACCGAACCGCTTGCCCGCGCCGCTTATGAGTCCCTAGCCGATGTTTTGGTTGATGAAGTAGGGTATGTTCAGCATCCAACAATTGAACGCGCAGGGGCATCGCCTGATGGCTTGGTAGGTTTGTTTGGGTTACTGGAAATTAAATGCCCTAACACCGCCACGCACATTGACACATTGATTACTGAACAAGTACCGACAAAGTACATAACGCAAATGCAATGGCAAATGGTTTGTACGGGTCGGGCTTGGTGTGATTTCGTATCGTTTGACCCACGCCTACCAAGCGGGTTACAAATGTTTGTTAAGCGGGTTGAATTTGATACGGAATATGCGGCAACGCTTGAAATAGAAGTGGTTAAGTTCTTAGCCGAACTAGATACCAAAATTAGTAAACTGAATGAAAGATTAAACCATGTCAACTAAATTAGATTTAATCGCCGTAGTGGGCGAATACACCGATGCCCAAGGCAATAACAAAAAACGCTTTGCCAAGGTTGGTACGCTTTGGGATAAAGGGCAGGGCATTAGCCTAAAGATTGACAATGTGCCGCTTAATTGGGATGGTTGGCTTAGTGCTAAACCGCCGCTAGAACCCAAAACAACTAAACAATCCGCGCCTGTATTTGATGACGATGCGCCCTTTTAAATAATACGGGGGGAAAGTTATATCTGTAGCGACCTTTCAGGGTTTTGCGGCGAAATGCGGATGTGATTAGTACCCCCACCTTATAGGACATTACAAAATGAACGATTTATTTGAAGAAGAATATTTGGCAAAGATTAGCGCAGATTATTTAAAAGTTTTGCAAAATGATGGCGGCAATTGCCCATGTTGTAAACGCTTTGGTAAGTACAACGGGTTCACCATCACGCATAAGAACGCGCAAGCATTGATTTGGATTTACAAAAGTGCGGGCGTTGATGGTTGGGTAAACACCGCTAAAAATGCACCACGCGAATTTATGCGGGCTAAAACTTTTACCAATATGCGTTATTGGGGATTGATTGAAGCACACCCAAACGATAGCAAAGAAGTTCGCGGGTCGGGCTATTGGCGCATTACTCAAAAGGGAATCAATTACATTAACGGGCAAATGCGCTTGCCAAAGAAAGTATTTGTTTACAACCGCAAATTAGTTGGTTACGGTGAACAACAACTTTACTTCAAAGAATGTTTTAAAGAATATTTTAATCTTGAAGAAGCAATGAGTTCAAATTTCAATTTGGAATCAACTTAAAAACAATGCGCGTTCATCGATGCGGCGGTTCTGTAATCCCCTAAGAACCTTGCCGCCCGCCATGCAATATTTCAGTAATTCTTCTGCCGCGCCTTCTTTATCGCCGCGTAATAACTTTTGGCGTAGCGTACTTCTTTGAAGTGTTCCCAAACCAACATTAAAAGCAAAACTGCATAGCCCGTCAAACATACCTTGTGTAAGTGGTACGGGGCAAAACTTTTCCACGCCGCGTTCAAATCTATCAAGGTCAAATCTAAGAATTGCATTTACTTCATCCATTGAAAAGATGCGTTCATCTTCAGGGCGTAACGGCAACCCTGCGCGTTCTTCAATTTTAAGTTTGCCATGTTCGGGGTACATCACATGACCAACCCCGATTGTCCAAAGTTTAGCAGGGCATCTATACGGGCGTTGCCTAACCCCTTCGTGATGCTGAATCATCTTTATGGCTTTGTCGGAAACTTTCATTTGCCAAACGCCCTGCCGCCAAAGTGGAAAGCAATAATAGATGCAAACAATGCTTGCGTATCAGAATCCCAAAGCATTTCGGCAAGTTCTACAAATGTTGCGCCCTGATGCCAACCGTAGGCAAACAAACCTACATCAACAAATAACAACAAGAAAAAGAAACCGTAGGTAATGACGGGGCGAACCGATGCGCGTAGGTTACGCATCCATTGCGATGTACCTTCATTCAAAGATGTATCGTGCGCGTAGATGGCTTGCATTTCCGCTTGTTGTGCGCCTATTAGGGCTTGCGTAGTATTTGCCGCGGATTCGGTTGCCAGTTGTTCACTACGGATATGTTCTACGCGTTCTTGCGCTTCAAATCCTAACTTACGCATTTCTAATTCGCGTTCAATCTGCAACCGCGCTAATTGCAGTTCGTGTAACTTGTCGGCTTTATCTTGAAAAAAATCAAGAATCTTAGGTAAGCCGCCCATCAGAAAAGAAATTAGGGTAGAAAGTAAAGTTAGCATAATGTTCCTTAAACAAAAATCTGAAATCTGCGGCGGTCGGTGAACATTTCTAGTTCAAGTTGGTTAACCCGCGCCCGCTTGTTATAAAGTTCTACATCCAATTCGTGATTAACAGTTTCAACTTTATGCGCTTTTATCGCGTTGTCGTAATCTTCTTGTACGCGTTTAACCATCCTATCAAATGCTACAGTTTGTACATCATGCCGCGCTTGCACGGTTGGATACCATTTACTTGGGATTATCATTTTTTTTCACGCGCAATTGCATCTTTGTAACCATGAATAATTAACGCCCTAGTTTCTGATGAATCTGCCGTACCCGCCCATTCAGCAATGTTGTTCCAAATAACTACATAATCTGATGCTTTGCAATATGGCGCATTATTTTTTAGCCATTGAATCATTTGTTGATGGCGTTCTGATGGGTTATGAATTGTGTAGCCGATGCCATAAAATTCCCGCACATGGCATCCATCTTTGGCAACCGCACCCGCAATCACCAATACAAATAAAAGTATGAGCCATTTCATTCATTTGCCATATCCGTTGCGGCTAGATTGATTCGCGTTTTAAGTGCGGCAATATCTTCTACTTTGTCTTTAAATCCGATAGCAACATAACCCGCAAACTTACCCATGTCGGGCGGGATGCTACCGCGGCACATAAACTTAACGCCTTGTTTAACACCCCATTCACCAACCTTAGATGACGGGTTAAATTCTTCGCATAGAACTTCGCCGTTCAGCATTGCAACCATCGCGCTATTTCTATCTGCGCTTGCGTTAAACAATGATGTAACAGTTCCTTCTATTTTCTTTTCACGCGTTCCATCGGCATTTAAGGCTAAAACAGTTGTGCGGGAATTGCTTGCCAAGTTTGCTTTGTGAATTAACAAAATTAACCCGTCAACATCTTTCATCAATGATTGTGCGGGCGGTATTAAATCTTCTTGCTTTGCCAGTTGCGGCATCTTATCTTGCGTAGTAATCGCGTGTAGGATTACTTGCCGTGAATCCCAAGCAAAGTAACCCGCAAAGAAAAGAAACGATAAAAGGATTACCGTAAACAATTTAAACGGATTATCAACCCATTCAATCAAGCCAATAATTTTGTCAACATTGGTTTGATTTTTAGGTTTGTGTTTGGGTTCGGGTTTAGGTTCAGGCGCGGGTTTAGGTTTTGGGGTAGAACGCTTAACGGTGGCTACCTTTGCAGGGGCTTTAACGGGTGTTTTAGCGGTTTTCTTAGCCGTGACCATACCAAGCCCTTATTCATTACTTTAAGTGTATCAAAGATGAATAAATCACGCCCGCCATGCCAAAAAGCATAGCCCCGCAAGCCTTAATAATAATGCCTTCTAATCGCTTAATACGCGCACAAAGCATTTCATAACGCAATGTGCATATTTCTTCATGGGCTTCTAACGGTGTCGGCATTTTCGACCTTATCAAAGGTTTTGTAATCGGCATCCATAAATTGCATATTGTTTCGCAATCTTTGGTCATCAGGGGCTAATTTTATGGCTTCTTGTAAAAGTTGTGTTGCTTCTTCTTTTAGCCCAAGATGCCATGCTGAAATGCTACCTAAATCCCAAGGTTGTGCGCCCCAAACTTCAGGGTTCATTGTGTACACCAATTGTTTATCTTTTATTTCAAGTGCTGATTTCGCCGCAGAATAACATTCGACCCAAAGGCTACGGCGATAGCAGAACATTGCCAGTTCGCACCAAGGTTCGCGGGTGTTAGGTGCTTCAGCAATGGCTAGGCGATACCACTTATGCGCTTCTACCGATTGCCCTAGTTCTTCATGCGCTTTACCCAACAAACGCATTGCATAGCACCGTTCGTTTTGCCAAGTGGCTTCGGGCATTGCAAGGTATTTATTCAGGGCGGTAATAGCATCATGCCAACGGGCATAGAAAGTTAGTTCCCGTGCGTGATAGAACGCATTACGGGGGCAATGCACATCTTCTTTAACCGCTAGTTCAAGCAAGGGCATATATTGCCCGCGGGATTTACTATTGTCGGGCAAGTGCTTAACCAATAACATATCGGTATGCGCGTAGATTTCTGTGATGCGACCATCAGGGCGCGGGTACTCATGTACGGGGTGATGCCAATGGTAGCCACTACGGTGATGGATTTTTTCGTAGAAGAAACTTATACCGCAACCCCAATCAAATTTGTATCGTAGGCGGGTTGTGTTTTCTTGCCATACGCGTTCGATTTCTTTGCGCCAACCTTCCATTAACACTTCATCTAAATCTAACGAAATGCAAACATCAATGTCACGCGGCAACAAGGCTAGGGCGGTATCACGCGCTTTATCAAAACGCCAAGGGCTAACGCAAATGTCGTGAACTACCGCACCGTTTTCTATTGCAAGTTCTACCGTTCTATCAGTAGAACCCGTATCGGCAATTAAAATAATGTCGGCATCTTTAGCCGAATCGCAAAATCGGTTTACAAATTCTTCTTCGTTTTTGCTGATTGCGTAAACTGCTATCTTGAGTTGTTTTGTCATGTCTTATTTGTAGTTTAGTTTGATAGTGCTTGCATCAATTCTTCAATGCTTGTTGCCGCAGTAATAGCCGCTTCTTTTGCCGTGCAATCAGCAATGATTTTTGCCCGTTCAGCAACAACATCAGCAGGAATATCTACATTGCGTTCTGCTTTGCGAATGACCATCCAATCAGTTGCCGCTAACAATGAATTAGCCGTAACTTTGCTTTGAGCAATCCATTGTGATTTCAAACCTTTGTTTGTTACTGGTTCTGTAGAACCTTCAGGCGTTTCTGTTACATCTTCTAAAGCCTTTGGAGTATTGACATAAGTTCGTGTAACGACATTGCCAGTTACTTCATACTTGTCAAAAGTCACCCAATAAAAGCGTTGGTCTTTTTGCTCACCTTCAACCACTTCTAAAGCACCTTGCTCAATAGCAAATGCGTGATTAGGGTTTGATGTGTTTGGAAAGAGAATCGCCAATTCACCGATTTGGGTGACTGCGTTGTTTTGGATGAGTGCGTACATATTGAGTCCTATCGTGCAAGGGAATATTTAAAGGGGTTTTCAGCAAATGCCATGTAAATGTAGGTTGAACCACTATTATTTATCCAAGTTCCAGTTCCTCTAAGTTTAAATCCATTAGAGTTTGCATCTGCTCTTGTATCTGTTGCTTCTGCATCTGATGCGTTAGCATAAAGATTAACATTCATTGCGTTATATGTGTTTCTTTTGACATCCAACATAACCCATGCTCTGTCTGCGTCTGATGAACCCTTAATCAAAATAAAAGCAGGCCTAAATCCTGTAAACACAAATGGCCCATCAGTAGAACCATTGCCTGTGTAAGAGTCAAACTTGCTATACCCTGCTACTTCAGCAAAGCAGTAGGCGACAGATGCCGCACCATTTTGAATGATGTTAGTGTTTGTATAAATAACACTTGAAGTTGGATTGCCGCCTAATGTAATGCCAGTTGCTACTGCATCAGTAAGATTTAATTTCAAATAGTAGTTTGACATATTTGTCAAAGACTGATGCAACACAACCCAGTTTGTTACATTTGTTCTGTCTTTGTAAATCACCATTGCGGGTGCAACACCAAGACCATGCCCAACAGTACCAGATGAAGCATTAGTATAAGTCACCACACTAAACCCACTTGTAGTGTTTGCGCTTACTGTTGAAGTAATAGAGCCTGATGTGTTGGTTGAGCCTGTACCATTGGCTTTCCATTGCCAACCAACATAAGTGCCTGATGATTGGTTTACATCGTTATCATTGCCAACACTAAACCCTGTAGAAGTAAATGCAGTCAATGCCTGTGCATTTGTTCCTTCAGCAGAAGTTGAGTTTGAAAACAAATACTTGGTAGCACCACGAAGCACATCATATAAATTGTGAAAGTTTGTACCACTACTTCTTGATTTCAACCAAACCCAATCAGGTTGAAAACCGCCACTATTTGTAAGTGTTTGGCTTGTGCCGTTACCTGTCCAAAGATTTATATCAAAATACTTGTTTGCCAAAGTCGCACTTGTTCCACCAATGGTAGGCGTAGGTAAGTTCTGTGTGCAAAGTGCTTTGAAGCCTGATGGGGCTGTGTAGGAAAATGGGCGTTGACCCATGTTTATGGTGCATGAGCCAGACCCTGATGATGAACCATAACTTACTGCAGGGAAAAATGTTCCGCTTAAACTGCTAAATGCAGTTCCTTGACTTGTGTTATTTTTATAGAAAACCAATGTTCCAGCATCTGCGTCATAAGCAACCGCAATTACATCGTTGGTTGTATAAGATGCACCATAAGCGGTGGAACTAGCATTGTTATATTTAACGGCATTAGCAGAATAAGCATACGCATCAGAAGATGAACCCAAATAGTTTGTTCCAGATGAAAGTGCGCCACCAATGCCTACTTGAAAACTATTTCCAACTGCCGTTACAGTAACTTCCCAATACCATTTTCCAGAAGTTGGAAGGGCAATGGTTGATAACGATGTTTTAACACCACTAGCGGCTGAAAAATCTAAGTTTCCATTTGCAAGTGTTCCACCAGTAAACAAAGGGTTAAATGTGCAATAGTTCCCCCGCACTTCACCACCCGCACCAGTATCCACACCATAAGGTGTAGGCACATCAACCATACTGTCATTACCCGCACCCGCAGTCACGCTGAAGTTATTAGGTGTCCAGTTGTTGCCGTTACCTGAATAGTCCTTACCCAATGTTGCGGCGGTTGTATTACTGTTGTCGCTAAAGTTTAAGTAAAAACCGTTAGTGCCGTATGAGCCTGAGTAGGCTTTAGGTTGCCATACGCCTGTTTGTGCGTTGGTTTCACCGAATGATGATGGGGTTAACTGAGTGCCATCAATATAATTTATTTCGGTCATGTAGCCATTTAAATATTGGCTTGATGTTCCATCCCATGCGCCACCAATAACATTTGCCCCAACATTGAACATGAAGTTGTAAGTGGCGTTTTGTGTTGGATAAGTGCTTGATGCAAATGTTGTTACTTGAACACCATTTACATACAATTTCATCCTATCTGATGATGTTGCCTGAGTTGAATCAATAGACGCAACAATGTGATACCAAGCCGATGGGTCACGATATACGGCAGAAGTTGTTAATTCTGCTGTGCTTCCACCACCAAATGCCAAAATAAGTTGATTATTTGTAACCCTAATATTGCTAGATGTTCCAGAACTCCCGTTGTAACAATCAACTAATCTATATTGACTTGTGGATACGCTTCCTAATTTAGCCCACAATGAAATTGTGCAAATTCTTTGGCTTGTTCCATTTGTTGAAAAAGCACGATTTAAATAAGTAGAGTCGGGCTGATTAAAACGCAAACTGCGTGAGATTTGATAGCCGCTAGAAGCGGTAGATGTTTTAGATGCGGCAAACATTAAAACCCCTTATGGCGTGTAGTTCTGACCGACAACGACACCGTACCAATTTGTTCCATCAGCAAAGAAACTTAATATGTCTTGTCTGCTTGCAGTTGATGTAATTGTTGGTGCAGTACCACCCGCCCATTTAACAGTTGACCAAGTAACGGTGCGTGAACCCGTTGCATCTTGCTTTAAATACATGATAAAAGATTTGCCGCTTGTTGCCGTTGGCATTGTGATGGTCGCGTTACCCGTCAGCGTAATAATTTGAACCGTGCCGTTGGTAAGAGCCAAAGTAATAGCAGTTGAACTGTTTGCAGAAAACGGGGTTTCTACATAGTTGGTTACTGTTGGGTTTGTCAATGATGGCGTATTGTTAAACACCAAAACGCCTGACCCTGTTTCATCGCTTACAACTGTAATTAAGTTTGCGCTTGTCGGTGTTCCAAGCCAAGTCGCTACATTAGTTCCTAAACCCGATACGCCAGTTGATATTGGCAAACCAGTTGCGTTAGTCAATGTTGCGCTTGTTGGTGTTCCAAGAATAGGTGTAACAAGCGTTGGCGATGTTGACAACACCGTTGAACCTGAACCCGTAGAAGTTGTAACGCCTGTGCCGCCATAAATAACGGCTAATGCGGTTGGCAATTGAATACCATCACCCGCTTGGGTTTCTTGAATTGTTGTTCCGTTAAGAACTAATGGGTAACGAGTTGCCATATTTCACCTCAATAAACTGGAACATTTGTTGTGACTGTGCCGCCAAACTGCAAAATAGGAATGTAACCGCCGCTAATCAAAACTTGAATAACAACGGTTGCATAATTTAAAACGGGCAAATAAGTTGCAGGGGTTGCGCCCGTTGCGCCAGTTGGGCCTGTAGGCCCTGCTACGGTACTGCCCGCACCAGTAGGTCCTGTAGGTCCTGTAGCACCCGTAGAACCCGTAGGCCCGACCACGCCTTGAACACCTTGAATTCCCTGTATGCCCTGCGGTCCTGTCGGGCCTACATTTCCTTGAATTCCCTGTGTGCCTGTTGGTCCTGTCGGGCCTTGAACGCCTTGTGCGCCCGTATTGCCCGTAGGTCCAGTTGGCCCGACATTACCTTGTGCGCCCGTATCGCCTTGCGGTCCTGTAGGGCCTTGGATACCCTGTACGCCTTGGATGCCCTGCGGTCCTGTTGGCCCGACCACGCCTTGCGTTCCTTGTGCACCAGTAGGTCCTGTTGCACCGACATTGCCTTGCGGTCCTGTAGGCCCTGCAACGGTTGAATCTGCCCCTGTCGGGCCTGTCACACCTTGGATGCCTTGTGCGCCCGTTGGCCCTGCTACGCCCTGAATACCTTGAATACCTTGGTCACCCTGTATGCCCTGTGGCCCTGTCGGTCCTACCACGCCCTGAACACCTTGGCTACCAGTTGGGCCTGTATTGCCCTGCGCCCCTGTAGGTCCAGTTGGTCCTACTGCACCTTGCGTTCCAGTTGGGCCTGTTGCGCCTTGCGCCCCCGTAGGCCCTGCTACGGTGCTTGCCGCGCCCGTTGGACCTGTTGGGCCTGTTGCCCCCACTACGCCAATAGATTGAATAACGGCAATTAAATTGTGATTGTTTGCAAAACCAGTTGTTCCCGTGCCGCTAGATGTTGACAAAGTAACGGGGCAAGTAATTGAACTATTTGGAACAACTACGGAATCTGAAGATAAAACCCATTTTTGATAATTGTTTGAATTATTTGCATCTTGCAAAATGACGCTATCGCCCGTTTTCAAAAATCCCAAGAACAAATCAACATCAATGCCGTTACTTGTTAAGTGGCTAAAGGTAAGAGTAGTTGCTGAAGTTTGTGTAGCGTTATTCCAATAGACATGACCCGATGTAGGTGTACCTGAAAATTGATTTGTGTCGGCTTGATATTGGTAATAAGAAGATGATTGACCATCAGCACCCGTTGCACCCGTAGGGCCAGTTGGCCCTGCTACTGTAGATGCCGCGCCCGTTGCGCCTGTAGGCCCTGTTGCACCCGCAACGCCCGTAGGTCCTGTTAAACCTTGTGCGCCCGTTGGTCCTGTTGCGCCTACCGCACCTTGCGAACCAGTTGGCCCTGCAATGCCTTGCAAACCTTGTTCGCCCTGAATTCCCTGAATACCTTGTGCGCCAGTTGGACCTACCGCACCTTGTATGCCCTGCGCCCCTGTCGGGCCTGTAGGCCCTGCAACCGTGCTATCTGCACCCGTAGCACCCGTTGGACCTTGTGCGCCATTGCTTCCCGTAGGACCTACAACGCCTTGCGTACCCGTTGGGCCTGTTGGACCTTGTGCGCCAACATTGCCCTGCAAACCCTGCGGGCCAGTTGGCCCTGCATTACCCTGTACGCCTTGCGCCCCTGTTGGACCTACCGCACCAGTTGGGCCTGTACTGCCATTAGCACCATTAGCCCCCGTTGGTCCTGTTGGGCCATCATTACCATTAGCACCTTGCGCCCCTGTTGGGCCTTGTATGCCCTGTATGCCTTGAACGCCTTGGATACCCTGAATACCTTGTGGGCCTGTCGGCCCGACATTGCCTTGTGCGCCTTGGCTTCCCGTTGGTCCTGTAGCACCCGTAGGGCCTTGAACCGTAGATGGCGCACCTGTTGCACCTGTTGGTCCTGTCGCACCAGTAGCCCCCGTTGGGCCTTGCACCGTGCTTGGCGCACCAGTAGCACCAGTAGGGCCAGTTGCGCCCGTAGGCCCTTGGTTGCCTTGTGGCCCTGTTGGGCCTGTAGCCCCGCTAATCGCCCTATCAATCCTTAAATCAATGCGAGGTTGCGGCGTTACTTGTAGATTTACATTGTTGCCATCTTGAACGGAAACTTTGATGTTGCTCATAGGACAATCACCCCATCGCTACGCACCAAGAACAACAAGAAAATAATGGAATCATCCGCAGGGGTTGAACCCGATACGGGAAAACTTACCTTAACGCGACCTGAGTAACCCACGGGGTCAACGGCGTTAATTTCTAATTCGGGATCATTGCTCATTAGCGACCATGCACTAGCATCAATTACCAACGTACATGAACCCGCGGCGGCAACAATGTTAGTAATCGTTAACGGAATCGCGGCGGGCGCAGGGTTGTAATCAGCAATGTCAAAAGTTAAGCCATTGCGCGTATCAATGATGTTTGATAGTTCACGGCGAACAATTTGTGCGTTAAGGGTTGCGCCTGTTAAATCAACGGGCAAGCCATTAGCAGAATTGGTAAATGTCAGATTCCAGTAGGTTTTCTGATTCCATACCAATTCGCCCGCAAGAATGGGGTTGTCGAACCCGCTTACTTGTGCAAGGGTATTCTTGTTAAAGATGGACATAGCCGTTCCCTAAACTTAGTTAGAACTTCCGCGATTCCCGCGGGCTAGTTGTATCTTGTATTTTGGCTATTTTATCAAGATTGATTTAATAAATCAATAAAATGCCACAAATCTTCGTTGTAATAAGTTCCCGCGGGCTTGCTTGTATTCCAACTAGGATTTGCCGAATTTAATTCGGCGTACATATCGCCAGTAATTTCATAGGTTTTAAATTGTTGTGGCACAAGAAAAACACCATTAGCATCAGTTACACCAACAATAACCCTAACAATTTCTTGTTCGGGAAATTCATTTAACGATTGTATTTCTTCGTAAATAGTTTCTGCGGGAATAGTTATTTGTCTTGGCATAATTTAAGTCCATGCGGGTATGTAAAGGGTTGTACCATCAATTGTTATTTCAATCCACACATTTGTGGAATTGCTTGCGGGTTTATTTGAAGCATTAAAGGTTGCAATTCCTGTTCCTGTAACCGTTCCTTGAACAAATCTTAATACATTTGTACCCGCTGAACCATTTAATCGATTAGCGGCATAAGCATCAGTTCCTACTGCAACAGTTGCAAATGCACTTGCAAGATTACCTTGCAAATAGTTTGCATTTAAATTTGTAACCACGGTGTTATTAGATGTGGTCATAGTCCCATTAGAAATATCAAGACCAACACCCGCTGAATTGTTTGTAGCCCTTACGCCATAACCGCCGACATTATTTGATAAGCCTCGAACACCACTTGCACTTGCGCCATCAGCAACACCGTGTACACCTGAACCAACATTTGATGCCGCAGTTGAGTTATATCCATAGACACCATATCCAACAACTGTGGGTTGCGTAAATCCAGTTACACCAATTGGTTGCGATAAAGTATTGTTGCCAAGAATTGCAGAATTACCTGCACTTGTTGAATTTGCACCATCAAATTGGGCAACACCTCTAGCATAAACGCTATTTAAATACATATTGCCGTTTGATTGCTTTATGTAGTAACCAACAGTTCCAGTAGGTGCGTTAGTTGTTGGAACGCCGCCATTCCAATTATCTGAACGAATATCTTGAAAAATGCTTGCCGCTACTGGCCCTGTCCAAGCGGTTTGCCCTGCGGGTACACCATCTACAGTTACGGCATTAGCGTTGTATCTACCTTGTATATACCAAAGCACTTGACCTACTGCTACTGCGGGCGTAGTTAATGACCATCCGCTAGGCGCAGTTGCCCCTGTTGTTGGGGTTGTAAATGTAGGTGTGGCAAGATTTTGCGCTTGCACTAAATAAGCGGTTAAAGATGACAAGCCAACCAATCCGCTAGGGCCTGTTACGCTTGCACCAGTTGGGCCTGTTGCACCATTAGCACCATTTTGAAAACTGAGTGTAGGCGTACTCCAAGTTAACGATGAATCTGTACCAGTTGTTCCTTGAATAGATGCAACTGCCCTTGATGTATAAACGGGGTCAGTTCCACTTGGCACATACGAAAACCAACTTGTCGGCGCAGTTAATGTTTGCGTTGTAAAGTTATAACTACCGCCAGTTGGTGTAGATGGTGTAGATGTAGCCCTGATATAAATTAAAAGTTCGGCAACCGACAAACCATCAGTTCCATTTTGACCTTCAATTAGAAGCGGCGTTTGCCAAGTGTAATTTGTGCCAGTTCCCGTATTTGTTCCTACTGATGACCAAATTGGGTCAGTTCCCGCGGGTACGGAATTAACATCTGAATACCAAGTTGCGGGTGTTCCTACTGATGGTGATGGTGTTGCGGGTTGCGTTGCAGAACGCTTAAAAATAATATCAACTGAATCACCGCTACCGCCAGTAGCACCAGTTGGGCCTGTAGTTCCTGCCGCGCCTGTTGCGCCAGTAGGCCCTGCACCTGCTACGGGATTCCAAACCAATGCCGCGCTAATAGGGCTTAATACTGAACTTGTTACATCATTACCAACCATATAGGCAAAGTAATAAGTTCCAGTATTTAGCGTAATGTTTGAAAAGGTGTAATAAGTACCATTGGTAACGGGTTGCCCATCGGTTGTAGATGCGCTAGTTACTAATTTCCAATCAGCGGATGTTGGCGTTGCGCTTGTAGTCCAAAACAAATTACTAAATGTTACGCGACCCGTTGTAGGAATAAAAACTTGAACATTGATATATGGAATTGTTGCGCTTGGAAATCCCGTAACCGTAGGTGCGGCTAATGGTGAAAAATAACTTACCGATGGCAAACCCGAATTAGGCACGGGCGTAAATTGCGTAATGTCTTGGTCATCATAAACTTGCGCGTTGTATTCTGACATTTCCAACCGTGCGCCTAGCGAACCATCGGGCAAAGATGCTTCGTTAACTTTCATCACGCGGAAAAGTTTTGCGTTCCAACCGTAATCAGAATTGGTAACGCTAACTACATCGCCCGCATCAACTTGGATGCCGTAATATGTAGTGCTGAAACCTACAATTAAATCTTCCCGTGCTTGTTCTAACAAACGATTGGCAAGGTAACTTGCTTGCACCGAATCATTAACCATATCGTAAGTAATTGAATACTTGTTAACGGGTTCGTTTGGATACAGTAAACCGCTAGGTGTTTCAATGTTGACAAATGCGGCTTGATCGCGGTTATCTTTAAACGGAAAACGCGCTTCAACTTGGTTAATAGATGAAGTAATGTCGGTTGCACTAACGCGGATTTCGCCAATGATGTTGTTGTCATTGAACGCATAAGAAGTTGATTCCGCTTTGTTTACAACCACCGACCATTGACCCAATGCGGCGTTATAGGTCATCCAAGAATCACACGCCGACATAATGCGGTCAACATTAGAAAGAACCGATTGCCCTGCATCTAATACGCCGTTAATTCGGTAACGCGCTTGTGTAGCGGGGTTGCCGCTTGAATTTGTAAATGTAATTGTTTGGTCGCCGTAAGTGTTTAAAGCGGTTGCGCTTGTGCTATTAACAAACGCGGCATCTACTGCACCGCCATAAACCGCGTTGGTCATGTAGTCATACCAAACATCACCCGCTTTGGCTACACCCGTACCATTTAATGTATGGCTAACTTTAAATGTAATGGGTGAAAGTTGCGTAGTATCAGCATCGCGGTTGTAAATCAATTTAACGATTGCAAAGCCCAAACTATTCATTTGGCGCGTTCCTGTCCATCGTTGTGCAACGGCAATATCAGAACCGCCCATAATTGTGCTAGGTGCTGATGCCCCATTGGTAGATGTAATTACACCGCCCGCGGTAGATGTATAAAGATTGATGTAAAGATTGCCGCTAATCTTTGTGTTTACATTGCCCGCTTCATCTGTAAGGCTAATTACTTTTGTTGAATCTGCGCCAGTACCAAAAGTAATTTTTCTATCGCCAAAATACATATCAGCGGTATCGTATGTAAATTGACCATTGGGGCTAATGCTTGAAATAGCCAATACATAATACATTGTCTTTTGGTCTTCGGTTAATACCGCATCAACAAATGTGCCGCCCATGTACGCCGTACCATAAACAATGGGAATAGCATTAACCGCGCTTGGCGGTACTTGTTGCCTAACGCCCATGTCTTGTTGTTGTTCGGGATTTTCTGCAAAGATTCGGGTAACAATTAACGATAGGGCAAAGTTAACGGCAAAGGTTGCCACGGCATAACTCATGCCTAATTCCATAATCGCAAATGCAACTAATGTGCTAACCATTTTTATTCCCTAACAAAAGTTGCGCCAAGTGCTTTATAGCCCCTGCGCGTGTAATCAATCAACGGGCCATTAGCAGAAATTGATGTGCAAACAATATCTACATCACCCATTTTTAACATGGCATTTGCGCGTTTATCAAACGCTTTCCAAAGCCTACCGCCAACCGTTCCATTGCGATATTCAGGTTCTACCCACCACAATAGTTCGTTTAATTCTTTCACTTTGGGCGACCAAATGTTAGAACTTTTATAAGCCACAATCGCGCCGCGCAAATGCGTATCCACATAAATGAACCCACGCCCTTGAATAATGCTAAACAATAGTTCTTCAACATAGCGAGGAAAGTGATTACACGGTTCGCCAAGTTTTTTAATTGGGTTTTCATAGGCGTATGCCTCCACTATTTCTAACAGTCTAGGTATATCGTATCTTGTCGCTTGTCTTATCATTTAATCGCCACCAGTTGAACTATCATCCATTGTTACTGTAGTTTCGCTTGCTTGTGTTTGTGTCATTGGCGGTGAACCAAAATCAAAATAGGTGTTTGAAATTTGAGCAACCCTATTCATTGATGTGTCGCTAGGATAAAGAAATTGCCAATTATTCTGATTGGTTTTAACGCCCGACAATCTGTTTTCCAAAATGCGGCGCATTGATGAACAAGAAATAGAACAAGTTGCAATTCGTGTACGGGCTTCAGAATTAAAATCTTCTGTAATTGAAACGCTATTGATGATGCCTTGATAGCGTTTAAAAAATTGGGTTGTAGGCGTAGTAATGATTTGGTTGTTACTGTCAAAGAAACCGCGCCAAACTTCTACCAATGAACCTTTAATATCATTGCCTAAAATGATGCCTACATTGGTTGGGTCAATACCCGTCAATGCAATTGTCATGTCATCCGATGTTGCTTTAATGTCGCGCTGAACATCACCAACATTAAGCAAAGCACCAAGGTTAGCAAAGGTAATGCCGCCAACTGTAATAGGTGCGGCGGCGTTGCAGAATGTGTAAACTGTAGCGGCATTGCCTACGGTAAGTTTTACAAATTCCGCATGATTGATTTGTGAGCCAGTTACGGCGTTAATTGTTGTCATGTTATGTACTCACGGAAAACAAACGGCGCATCCCATTGCACAAACGCGCCATCCGTCATTGGGTTAAGTGTATAGGTTGGGCAAGATTCTGCAACCACCGTAAATGTGCAAGCATTGCCAATGCTAACCGTTGTGCCTGATGCGGGCGTACCAATCAACGGGCGATTGATGCCTACTGATGAACCCGCGCTATCGGCGGTTATCTTGTAGGTGTATCCGTTAATCATAATGAAATCGCCCGCTTTAAATGTTCCGTTAGAAGTTAAAGCAAGTGTTTGCGTATTAGCCGCGGGCGCACCGTTCAAGGTTGCCGCGGTAGCCGTGCCACGCATTTTATTAAACCAAGAAAGATTAGTAGTATTAAAAGTAATTGTTTCGGGCAATTGCCTATCTTTGTTATCAATGGCTTGGATAATATCCCGAACTTGCGGATAGTAAAGATAGGCATGGGGTTGAATGGTAAACACCCAAGGCACGGCGGTTAGATATTGCGCTACGGTGATATAACCCGAACGCGCTACTTGTTGTCCAACCATACGGCGGTTGTTAACCGTCATTGATTGTTGTATTTCAAAGATGGTTTGGAAACTCATGCCCGACCCCTATTTACCGCCAACGATTTATTGGCGTACTGATTTGCCGCCCAAATCGCATTAGAACTACCGTATAGGCGTTCTTCAAACGATTTGGTATCAATGGCGTTAATGTAGTTGTTTGTAACGCTTGTAGAGCCGCCCATGCCGCCTAACGCATGGTTTGGAATGATTGTCCCTGCGGTGCGGGGTACAAAGATTTCAGGGCCGCGTTCACCAACAATTGCGGGTTGTCCTACGGCGGGGCTACCACCATCAGCATACCCTGCAAATCCCATTACCGCGGCGGGTTGGTACGGGTTTGATTTCATGCCAAACATAGACCCAAACAAAGAACTTAAAAATCCCGATGCCGCGGCTTTCATTTGCATCGCCAACATATCTTGAATAATGCTACGCGCCAAATCTTTAAAACCAATTTTTCCAGTTTTAACAAAACGGTCAATTGCCGATTCCATATTTCCTAAAACTGATTCAAATGCTTTTGCGCCAACTTCTAATTCTGTTGGCATATCACGCAAGAATTTTTGCATTGATTTGCCAAAGCCTTGTTCAAATGAACCTTGCCGTTGCGCTAATGCCGCGTTGTATTGCGCTTGAACATATTTATTGCTTGCTTCTGTAAGTTGATTTTGTTGTTGAATTAAATAATATTTGGCTTCAATTTCTAAATCATTGTTGTGATTTATTTCTTTAATTGCGTCTAACCTTTGTTGGTCAAGCAAATAAAGTTCTTTATTTAATTGTATTTCTTCGGGTCGCAAATCTTTTGTTTGTTGTTCAATTTGAAATAAACCGTTTTTAATTCTCAAGGCTTTTTCTTCATTTTCAATTCTTTTAATTGAATCTGTAAACGCGCTATTTTCTTTACCCGCAACATCTAATAAAATTTTATCTAAACGCTGAAGTTCGTGAAAATACTTTTGTAATGCGCGTAGGCGTTCGCGTTCTGCGCGTTCCGCTTCAGGGTCGCGGGCTTTAGTTACTTTTCTTCCCGCTACTGATGGCGAACCTTTTGTTTCGGGTGCGGTAGGATTAAAAATTTCATTAGTAAATGTATCTAATTTAGCCCTGTCGCGTTCTGCGCGTTCTGTTGCTTCTTTATAGATTCTTCCAATTTCGGCAAAATCACCGCGAAACAAAGCCATTGCCGCTTTACCAATTGCGGAAAAATCTTCTATTAGTGTTTTAATAATAAAAGAAACATGACCCGCCGCCAATGCAACGGTTTCAAAAGCGGCTTTAAAAATTACGCCAAATGTGTTGCCTTCTTTATTTAGGCTTTTTAAATAATCCATTGTGGTTACAAGTTTTGGCCCTAACTCCGTAGCCAAAGTAACCATGTAATCACGCGTTCTTTGCCCCAATATGTCGTACACATCTGCGGCTTGTTGAATTGCTTGTTCTTGTTCTTTTGTAACCGTATTGGCTTTTGCCATATCTTCGGCAAGCGATACAAAATCTACACCTTTGGCGGCTTTGCCAAAAACATCCATTGCTTTAGCATTGCGCGTTACTGAATCTTCCATTGAACCAAGATTTTTAACAACCTTGTTTAACAATTCTTCTTCGGAAAGTTTGCCCAAATCTTGTAGGCTTACGCCCAACATAGTTGCAGTTTTTTGCGCTTGTAAAGAACCGCCCGCGGCTTCATCAATAAACTTTGTAAACGATGATAAAAGTTTTCCTGAATCACCCGCTTTGCCGCCCGCATTGGCTAAAGCATTAGAAAGTTTAAGAACCGTTCCAATAGCAACATCATTGGCTTTGGCTACATCGGCTAAATCATCGGCGTATTGAAGTGCGGCGGCACTAGCGGCAACCAAGGCGGTTGCGCCTATCTTTCCAAACCTTTCTGCGGTTTGGCTAAATTGTTCAAGTTTCTTACCCGCGTTTTCAATACCTTTATTGAATTCTGCGGTATCAAGCCCTAGCACTACGCCAAGGCGGGCAATCATATTAGCCATCTTTTACCCCAAACAATGTTTTATCAAATCCTTGCGCCTGTTGCATAAACGCTAAAAGGCTATTATTTACTGCCGCTTTTTTATGTTCATCACTTAAAGGCGGGTAGATGTAATCATACGCACTACCCAAAATGTTGGCTAGTTTATATGGGGGCGAATTTGCCGTTCTCATGTAATTAAACACCCCGTTAGTCAGGGTCGCCAATTGCGTAAGAACGCCGTAATTCCCAATCATTCCATCGGCATACATTGTTTGAATGTTTGCCAAAGTTACATCATCTAATTCTGCTATTGTTTCTAGGGTATGCCCGTTGAAAATCATTGCGGCTAGGCATTGACTTTTCAACGAGCCTATTAGTTTCCCCGCGCTTCCCTGTAGGTTGGGCTAATTACTTCACCAATCTTTTCTACAATTTGCATCTGCACGGAAATAGGGAATTCTTCTTCAATATCCGCGTAGGTTAAATCATCAAGGGTTACGCCTTCCATTTCAGGAACAAGTAACTTAAAAAATTCAGTAATGCGGGCTTCGGTAATGGCTTTATTTTTAGCCGCTTCACGCATAGAACGCCCATCAACCAAAATGTCGTTATCCGTAAATTTAAATTCTTCGGTTTGATTGTTTTCAAATTGTCTTAATGGTGCGGTAATTTCTTGGTATATTTTCTCTATTATTTCTTCGGCGGGGTCAGAAACCTTTTTATAGATTTCATCCGATTCAGCAACCAAAGGGATGCGTACTTTAAAAGTATGCCCACCCAATTCAAATGAACGAATTAAAAGGTTTTTTCTATTTGTTTGGTATTTATCGCCAAACGCTGAACTAAATTTTGTCATTTATTTTTCATCCTGTATTGATTTATTCGCCTACCTAAAATTTCCCCTAGCCGCTTGGCGGTTTGTTGGCTTTGGGATTCCATTGCAGGGCGTAGGTATGATTTTGCACCATTTCTAGCCGTACCGAATTCTTGTGCTATTGCGCGGGCATCACCTTGTACGCCCATAAATTTATCAGCATTGGCAACGCCCATCTTGGCTAATTTGCGGCGGGCGGCTAACAAGCCTTTTCCCTCACTCATTGCTTTTAACTTTTTACCCGATGCGGTAGTTACTGCCGCTATCACGGTATCATTATCAGTAATGTATTTAGAACGCCTATCGCGCTTGGTTGGTCGCCGTGCTTCCACTTGCAAAGAAAGGCGCAAGCCGCCAGTATCCATTGGGGCGTTTGACATTGCTTGGGATAAAACGGGTTGCATTGCTTCCCGTGCGGCGGGTACAAGAATTTTGCTTTGCGCTTTCTTGTCGCCAATTTCCGCGGCTAATTCTTCAAATGCGGCGTACACATCTTTCAAACCTTCAACTTTGAAAGTAACGCCCATGATTAGCCCATCGGTTTAATAATCTTTTGGTACAACGCATTGTTTAGCGTATGTACATAATCTACGATTTCATCGGGCGTAAACTTATCCGCATGGTTTGCGGCAATGTCATGCGCCAAAGAAATTGCAGTTAATTTTTGTGCGGTAAACCCAAACCAATCCTTACGCGAATCGGATTGGGCTACCAAGAAGTTCAACAAATCGTTACTATCTTTTATTGTCGTTTGCATATTATTTATTGTATTTACTTAGAACTTTTAAACATACCGCTTCTACAGAATCCGCATCAGCGGCGGCAATGGCATCTTCTAGTTCATCGGCATCTACTACCATGCCTTGTGCAACCGCATCAAGTGATTGGTAGGTAGTGCTAAGAACTTCTACGGCTTCATCTACGGTCATCATGTGTTATTAGACCAACCGTATTGGTTGCCCCTCGGATGAATTGTAAAGTTGCATTTTGCTTCTGCGCTTGGGCTTGAATCAATTGTGAATTGAGAAACGCGACCATTGAACGCATACGCAACCGTATTAGCACCGTCAACCGCGGCAACCACAAAAGTGCGGTCAACCGTACCGTTGTAGGCATCAGAACGGATTTGCAATAACGCGGTGTCGCTTGGATTCCAAGCCGCGGTAATGCTTAACGATGTAGGCGCAGATTGCGTAGGAATCTTATCGCTTTGGCGTGAACCCGCAACGCCAAAAGATGCAACCGCATCATCCTGACCAAAAGCGGGTACGGCTTCCACGGGCAACAAAACACCCGCGCCGCCAGTACCGTTAGCCGCCGTGCCTACGATGGTTGTAACTTGCCCTGTCCATACGGAAAGGTTTGCCGTTGTAAGTGGCGTAGGCGTTGCCGCGCTTTGCATATACAACGATGCACTAAAACCCGCTAAAACTTTATTTGGTAAAGCCATGATATTCCTTTAGGCGTTGTTAGACCAACCGTAGAGATTTCCACGGGGGTGAATGGTGAAATTGCATTTGGCTTCAGCACTAGGGCTTGAATCAATCGTAAACTGGCTTACGCGGGCGTTAAAGGCGTAATAAACAATGTTTGACCCTTCGGTAGCACTAACTACAAAAGTACGGTCAATCAAGCCGCTATACGCATCGCCGCGCATCAACAAAAGCATTGTGTCGCTAGGATTCCATGCGGCGGTAACGCTAAGTGATGTTGGTGCGGATTGCGTTGGGATTTTGTCAGATTGACGCGAACCCGCTACACCGAAACTAGCAACTGCATCATCTTGACCAAATGCGGGTACTGCTTCTACTGGAATCAGATTACCCGAAATTGCAATACCCGAAACATTGCCAAGGGTTGAAAGTTGGGCAAGTGTTAGTGCAGTAGGTGTTGCGCCTGATTGGGCATACAACGCCGCGCTAAAACCCGCCATTATTTTGTTTGGTAATGCCATTTTAAAAGTTCCTTCAAAAGTTGTAGGGTTGTCTTATGTTGGAATATCTAGGGTGCAATCAAGAAAAATTTGGGCTAACTTTTCATCATTATCATAGGTGTTGTAAAGCCAAAAAACATCTGCTTTAGCAATCTGAAAACCATTAGTTGCACCGCCAAACAAACCACTATATCCGTGTAGCGATTGTAGTATCTGATTGGAAATAGTGAAACCATCTTCTATTACTTGCGTGAAAATACTTATCTGAAATGTTGGGCGGTCAATACCCTTCACGGATTGAACTGGCCCTGTGTAAACATCTTGATGGACATTTCTTAGCATCCAAACCAAAAACTTGGGTTCGGTAGCAAAGTTACGGTTAAACGCCGCATACACGGGTACGGGCGTAACAATGCTTTGCAGTTGGTACTGAATCGCTTTGCCGTATTGAACTGGATTTTGTTGCGTTGCCATTTACACCGCCGTAACTGGGTCAGTTCTGTAAGCCAAGATAACCACGGTCATCCTATCATCGGATTCGCGGATGTTATCAATGCGCCAATCGTAACCGTTGTAACTGATTGAATAAAGGTTTTGATTGCGAACCATTGTTCTTGTATTTGGCGTGTAGTTCAAAATAAAATTAACAACATCTTGGTAAAGGCGGTACTTTTCCGAAATCTTTAAACTATTGGCAACGGATTGAACACGCGCACGGGAACGAAACCAAACAGTTTGTGCGGTAGTTTGTTCGCCAAAACTACTTTTAGCAAACGCCAAATTGTTTACAGTAATTTGTTCAAACCGTGCAATTGCCATTTACATCACCAATGGTTTGTATGGGCGTAGCAATGTAGATACGCCGAACGGAATTTCTTTTAACTGATTGTCAGTTGTATTGCTACGATTGTTATACAAGTGCGTAAACAACAACAAACCCGCTTGCTTAATAACGGGATAGGTTTGCAACGGATTAGGTGCGGTTGTGTACTCGCAAATAATCGGTGCGGTCATTTGGCTATTGATGGTTGTCGGCAAAGATTGAATAATTACCTTGTTGCCGCTTGCATCGTAATAATATTGCGTTGAAGATACAGTAGTTAAAACGGGCGGTGTACTGTTATCCCAATACGCTACGCGTTCAATTGTTACGCCCGCCATGTCGGGGTATTGGTTTTGCGATACTTCGGGCAAATCCAAACATACGGGCGATGCGGCTAGGTTTTCAGCACCGTACCAAACACGGTAGGTAACTGAAAAAATAGATAAGCCTAAATAATCTTCAATGGCTTGTCGAACCGCAAGTTCTAATGATTGCAAATAACCATCTTGTGATTCATCTTCAAACAAATTTATTTGATTGGTGATTTCATCCAAGGTTAACCAAGGCGTAACTACATCGCGGTCTATCTGTTCTGTTTTTACATAACTGAACGGATTGCGGGTAGATGCCCCATAAGGCGCACCTAGTAAATCGCTATTTACTGACATTCAAGCCCCCTTTTAGGCGGCACTCATACGAACACCCGCGAACGGGTCGCGCACGGTGCTTACCATACGCTTTTCGGCGTACATCGTTACAAAACCCGCTTGTGTTTGTTCAAACATTTGGATGCTCATTTGTTCTGTATCGCCGATTGTCAAAAAACGATTCCAGTTTGCCAAGTAAATGGGGAAATCTGCGGAAAGGTATGCGTTAGGGATAACGGGCCAACCAAAAATATGACCAATCGCGCAACCATCTTTTTCGCCCAATTCCAAGAACAAAGGCAAACCCGCAGTATCTTTTAATTGACGCAATGTTTGAATCATTGCAGGGCTAATGTGCCATGCAGTTGAATCTAGCGACCAATATTGCGGGGGCAACGCGTTAGCCATGTTTACAACCTTGTTGTAAGTTACCGCAACGCCGCCGTTACTAACCGTAGCGATAGTATGAATACCATTTGTGATAGCCGTGCCGCTAGTACCAAAAGCACTACTAGCCCCGCTAGTGTAACTATCCAAACCGCGCAAACCGCTAGTAGCACCAGTTGATGTAGTTGTGCTACCCGCTTGGTCATTGTTAAGCACCATTGATTGACCTTCAAGTTGTGCAAACTCAAGTGCCAAATCTTCAACAAGTGTTGCATCAAGTCCATTAACATCACTTAGCACCGCCGTTCTGATTGGCAATTGTGCAACCAATACGCGCACGGGTAATTGCCAAATAGAAGTGTTCACATTAGGCGAACCGCTATCAGGCGTAAATGTGTAACCCCAAGGGTTTGTAGAATTTGCGGCGTTACCAGTTTTGGCAACGAATTGGGCATCAGAGCCTTTAACCGCAATTTGACGTGAGCCTTGACGCAATGGGTTTGCTTGACGCAAAGCCGCAAATGCTTCATCAAAAACAACATTACCACCGACACCCGAACCCGAACCAGTAATTGCGCTTGCTTCACGCAAATCGATGTTTACTTTGCCGCCTTCGGTGATGGCTTGTTTGATTCCGTTCAAGATTTTTTCGGTGATAGTCATTTTGAATTCCTGTTTAAAAAAAGCGGGGGATTTTCGCCCCCCGCTAATGGCAACGCAATTAAGTAGCAGTACCAGTTGAACGATAACGAATCAACGCGTTAGGGTCCCTAACTGATGTGGCTAATCTTTTTTCCCCGAAAAATGTTATAAATCCTGGGGCCGTCTGATCGTAGCGGCGCATAATCATATTCAATCTGTCAATGATTGTGTGACCGCGTGTGAAATCACCAAAGTACATTGGGTACAAACTTGTTGTAGCCGCAGAACCTGCCGTTGTTTGCGATGGTGTATCGCAATACTTGTTTACGACAACATCAAAGCCCAACAATGAACCCACGATGCCTTCAACTGACAAACCTTCGTTACGGTTAAAGATAGGTGCGCCGTTGTTATCCTTCAATGCACGAATCGCGTTCAACAAAATTGGGTTAATCATAAACTTTGTTGATGGTGTCCAATATTGTTGTGGCAACTGATAAATCGTATTGATTACATCGTTGTAAGTAATATTGTTTGCGCCAACGGTGTTAGCGTTAGTGGTCAATTGGTCATAAGTAGCAAGGCTATGCAAACCGCTTGATGAACCAGTACCGCTTGAACCAAATGCCGCCGTAGTGCAAGTACCACCCGCGTAAGTGCTATTAGCACCGCCGTAACTATCTAAACCACGCAAACCATTTGTGCCGCCGTAGGGGTTAGTTGCTGATTGTGCCGCTTGGTCGTTGTTTTGAACCATTGAAAGGGCTTCACTTTGTGAAAACTCCATCAACATATCGTCAACAACATTGGCTTCCAAACCATCAATGTCATCCAAAGCCGCGGTACGGATTGGGAATTGAACATTCAAGTCTTGCAGAACCAATTGCCAAATGCTTGTATCTTCAGTTGTAGTCGCGCCATTGTTTTGAATGGTGTAGCCCCATGCCGCACCCGCATTACCAGTTTTGACACGGAATTGATAAGAAGAACCATCGGTAGCAACGGTGCGTGACAAACCGCGCATGGGGTTAGCCAAACGCAAAGCGGCAAACACGGGGTCATAAGCGGTACGACCACCTTGATTGTTACCTGAACCTGTCAATGCTGATGCCTCAAGCATATACGCATCGCGTTGGCTTTCGTCAGCAAAAATTTGCAGTTCTTTTTCTACGCGGGAATTGCTTTTGTAGAAAGAAGAAAGTTGTTCCTTAACAGAACGGTTTACATCGCCGCGCACGGTTGTAGCGGGCTTGATGATTGCGGGTGCTTGAATTGATGCTACTTTGGCTTCCAAAGCAGAAATGGTTTCTTGCATTTCTAGTTTGATTGCTTCAACGGCGGCGGGAATTTTTGCTTCTACGGCGGCAATGCTTTCGCTTTGCTTGGCTTCGATAGCATCCAGTTTTTCAATGATTGCTTGTGACATGATTTAACCTTTAATTTTGGTATCAAGAATTTTAAGAAGTTCACGGGTTTCTAAAGCCGCGAGAATTTCCGCTTCGGTAGCCTCCGCATCTGATTCACTCAGAATAGGCGCAATTTCAATAGGCGTTGTAACTACATCGCGCAGTTCTAACACCTTTTTGAATGTAGATGCGGCGGCTACCGCATCCTTTTTAGATAGCCCAACTTCACGCAAGGCTTGTTCTAAAACTTTTAAATCCGCAGAACCATCAGGTCGGAAATATTCCAACTTGCTAACTTCTGCTTGTGGGTTGTTGGGATACATAACTACGGATACTTCGCGTAAGCCGCCTTTAGTAATTTGGAAATATGCTTCATCAGATTGGTCGGGTTCGCCATCAGCATTTACCATTTGGTATTGTTCGGCATAAGCACCAACGGAAACGCCGCCAAACATAGCGGGTGATTCTTGCATTACTTTGTAAAGGTCAGAACCCATCGTTGTGTTTGTGTACAAACGCCCTTCGGCTTTCATTCCTGTATCGTCAAACTCGAACGCATCCCATTGACCAACGGGGATTGCATCCGCATCGTGATTTACAAACATGGGTAGGGGGCGACCTGATTTAGAAAAATCTTCTGCCCATTGCATAAACCCTTCGGGTTGATAATTAAACCGCCTACCATCTGCGCCTTCACGCGCACCCCAAGTAGTTACGGTTGCTTCAATTTTTCCTGTGCTTTCGCCCTGCTTTTCCAAAACTAATTTGGCTTCGCAAACCATCATCAGGTTTTTTACGGTCATAGATTACCTCATCGATTTTAGTTCGGTCGATGTCATATATTGTTTTAGGGGGTCGCCCTCTTTTGGGGGGCGGTTCTGTATTTGGCTTATATGTTGCCAAGGATGCTATCACTAATTTAAAAATAGTGGACAATTTATTTTCACTTGCCGATATTCATTTTGCGGGTTTGATTTCCACCCCCGCCGCCCGTATCTTGGGGGGATGTTCCCGCAATCGGTTTATCTTTCCCGCCTTTATCAATCAATTCATCTGCCCCATCCATATTTGGCATACCCAAATATTCACGCGCTTCGTTGGGGGTCATAATCCCGTTTGTAACGCCCGCGGTAGCAAAATTCATTTGGTCTAACGGTGCGCCTTTTAAGAAATTGCGCGTATCAAATTCAATGCACAAATTAGGGTAGCCAACAAACAAATGTTGCTTTAATTTTTGTTGAATGTTAATTAAAGTTGGGTACATTGTGGATTTATAGAATTCATCCATCATTGTTTGGGTATTGTTGTACTTAGAATCCCCGATACCAATCATTGCCGCGGGTACGCCAAACAAACCGCAAATCCGCTTCATGGTTTGTTCTTTTAACTTAGCCGCATCGGTATCCTGTAGGGTCAACATATCCAACGGGGTGTACTTCATGCCCTGATCTAGCAACATACCCTGACCCGCTTTGCTTGGGTCGCTTGGGCGGCTAGAAACCATTGCCGACCATGCCTCTTTTAAGCGGGCGGCGATTTCCTTATATTTGCCATCAGGAATAACGCTTTCGGTAGTGAACATTCCGCTTGGCTTTGCGCCGTTCTGCATAATGTAGTTGGCGTAAAGGTCAATATCTTGGTCTAGCGAAACCAGTTCTGCCGCCAAAATACCTTTGTTAAAACCCGCAGAACCTTGCCAGTTCATTTCCTTAATGTGCATCACTTGGTTAAAGTTAAGCGGTTCATCACGGTTAAAACCGTAAGCGGGCGTACTCAAACGATACGATGGGTAACGCGCAGGGGTGATTGTTACGGCAATCAAGGTTGAATCCAAAAGGTACATTTCTAACGGGGTTTCCGTTGTACTTTTTTGGTCTTTTCTCCACCAAAGGGTAAATGCTTCGCCCGCAAGTTCGTACCACATTAGCCATTGATACCAAAATTCGTATGTGCTTTGGAAATGGTTAGGTTGCGCCAAAAGGTTTGCCACTTGCTTGGCTTTTGCCTTATCCCGTGCGCCTACCAAATCGGATTTAATGGCATCCACATAAGTACCATCTTCCGATTGGCTTACCACGCGAATAGGCAATTGGGATAAGGCGCGGGCTTTAGCCGCAACGCAAGCCATGATTGTGCTATTGCGCGTAAGCAATGACATATCCACGGGGCGACCCGCGTTATTTGTTGCGCCTGTGGTTACATAAAGAATCTGAGTATTGACATTAGGGTTTTTACTATTGCCCTGATAAACGATGTTATTGCCTAGTGCAGATTGCCCAAACAATACATTTGATTCGTTTTTTTGGTCTTTATTGCGCTTGAAAATGTCGAAAATAGCCATGTTTTTACCCAATTTCTTGATGGTTTACCATTCAAAACTTCTAAACCCAAATGTATCAGAAACAAAAACATTGTCTAGATGGCAATGCAAAGCCATAATCATTGCAATAATTCCGTCAACTTTTGCGGATGTATCGGCTTCATTCTTACGAACTTTGACATTTCCGTTTACATCCGTGTAAACCTCCGCGTTTGCCAGTTGCCAACCAACAAAAGGGTTGCCATCGTGCATAATGCCTTTTTTCAAAATCAATTGTTCAGCGGTTTTAGACGGGTTAGATAGAACCGCCATTCCCTGCCCAACCTTCTTTACGGGTAAACCCTCGGAATACAAATTAGCAACCAATGAAGCGGCGTTGTACGGGTCATAGCCGATTTCTTTAACATTGTGCTTAATACATTGTTGTTTAATGTAGGTTTCCACTTCGTTAAGGTCGGTTACATTGCCTTGCGTTAGCCGCAATATGCCGCTTGCATGGGCTTGCAAAAAAATTGATTTATAGTGATTTGGAATTAGGTCTAAACTTTCTTCTGGTAAGAAAAATTGAAATTCTGCAAAAAACTTTTCTTCCGAATATCGGTGCAAAGTGCAAACCGCGTTTAAGTCGCGGCTATATGCCAAGTCAAACGCAATAAAAGTTGATTCGGGTTTATCTTCGGGCATAGGGCAAACTGAATCATCCCAATACCGTCTATCGACCCACGCGCTATTTGCGCTTACATAGATGTTCAGTTGCTTACAAAGAAATTCGTTAAGGCTTGCGGGCTTAGATTGCGCTTCGTGCGCCATGTGCCTAATGTGTTCGGTAGTAACCGATATGCCAAGCATAGGGTTGGCTTTAGCCCAAGTTTCTTCGTTTGACCATTCATCACCCGCATCGATGGAATAAAGTAAACCAAACCATCGGTAGTTATCTTCTGCCGTGCCGCGTAGCATCGTGCGTAAATGGTTTAAATCTTCAAAGAACTTTGTTTCGCGGGTAAACGATGCCGTAGTTAAATACATCCGCAAAGGGTTTTTTCGCGCCCCCATACCCGAATGTAAAACCTCAATAGATGACCGTTCTGTAATCTGCGCCGCTTCATCAATCATCGCGCACGATGGGTTTTTACCATCGCCTGTTTTTCTGTTATCACGGGATAACGCACGGTAAGTAGAAGTGGAATCACCCGCCTTCTTTAGTTCGCTACGGTAAACAACAAACTTTTGCTGAAACTCATGCACCATATTTTCAATGATGGCTTTAGATGAATCAAAGCAAATACTTGCCTGTTCGCGGTTGGTCGCCAAGGTAAAAACCTCCGCGCCCGCATCCCCAAACTGTAATTCGTAAAGTGCAATGATTGATGCCAAAGTTGTCTTGCCTGATTTACGCGGCACAAACAAAATTACATCTGTTACCCAACGAATTGTTTTATCTTTCCTATCCCTAAACCCATAAATAGCGGCAAGAAACAAAATCTGAAACGGTTGCAACTGAATTGGCTTGCCCGCTTCCGCGCCTTTAACATGGCGGCAAAACTTGGCAAACTTTAAAATGTGTTCGGCTTTTTCGGGAACGAACTCATAAGGCGCATCCAGCCGTTCCACCATATCTAGGAATCGTTGGGCGGCTAACC